AAAATTTGGATACAATCCAAATAGAATAACAGCTAAAAAAGGTGGCAGAATGAAAGCTAAAAAAGGAGGCAAAGCAAAATAATGGCAAAACTTTGTCCTAAAGGTAAAGCAGCAGCGAAGCGTAAATTCAAAGTATACCCTTCTGCGTACGCAAACATGTATGCTTCTGGAGTATGCTCTGGAAAAATTACACCAGGTGGTAAAAAAGGTAGTCGTAAAAAAGCTATGGGTGGTGGAATGATGCGTAGTATGTATGGCAAAGGCGGTGGCGTTTGTATTAGAGGAATGAATAAAAACGCTTACGGAAAAAATTCTTAATGGCTAAAAAAGGTTTACGTGCATGGGTAAAAGAGAATTGGGTCGATATTGCAAACAAGCGATCCGATGGTTCATACCCGAAATGTGGACGAAGTGGTGGAGAAAAAAGAAAAAATTATCCAAAATGCGTGCCTATTGCAAAAGCAAGAGCGATGACCAAAGGGCAGCGTGCGGGTGCCGTAAGAAGAAAACAAGCAAAAGCGAATACAGGCCCTACACCTAGTAGAGCAGCAACATTTGCTAAAAGAACTAAAAGAGCAACTGGTGGTATGGTTGATATGACAAGGATAACTTATTTTTAATGATGAGAGTAGAATTATCAAAAGGCACTATGCCAGCAAGAAATAAAAAGAATTTTCGTTCGACAAAGTCGGGCGCAGGCATGACACAAGCTGGGGTCAAAGCCTACAGAAGATTAAATCCTGGCTCTAAACTAAAAACAGCGGTGACTGGTAAAGTCAAACCAGGATCTAAAGCTGCCAAAAGACGTAAGTCTTTTTGTGCGCGAAGCGCAGGCCAAATGAAAAAATTTCCAAAAGCTGCGAGAGATCCTAATTCAAGACTAAGACAGGCTCGTAGAAGATGGAAATGTTAGATGGCAGATTTTAGAGCGGTAATACTACAAGCATTAGAAGACAGATATAACGCACAGATTTCTGAAGCAGAAGCAACAATAAAAATTTATCTAGAAAAACCTGTAGCTATTGGAGAACATCCACAGCATGTGGATGAAGTAGATAAATTAATTGAAAAGATAGCTAATGCTGAAGAAAAAATAAAAATACTACAGGAGTTTAAAGTATGAATGACCTCGAACTAATACCAAAGATACAAAAATTTTTAAAAACTAATGTTGATAATATCGCTGCTGCAATGATTGCTGGAGGTATTGACAACATGGAGAAATATAAGTATATGTTAGGACAGGCATTTGCCTATCAAGTAGTATTACAGGAAATCTCTAACCTGCTAGAACCAAAGGAGCAAAATATAGACGATGACAACATTATCGAACTCGGAAAAGGAAGTCCCAAAAACTAGACTGGCACTTCAAGAAAAATACGACAAAGAAAAAAAAGAAGAAAAAGAACCATTAAATCCAGATAACATAAAAGATTTAGTATCAAAATTACCTCAACCATCTGGTTGGAGAATATTAGTATTACCTTTTACGCCAAAAGAAAAAACAAAAGGTGGTATTATCATTGCACAAGAATCCCTAGAAAAATTAAGAACTGCAACTAATTGTGGTTATGTAATAAAAATGGGGCCACTATGTTACAATGATTCTGATAAATTTCCAACAGGACAATGGTGTAAAGAAGGTGATTGGGTTATCTTTGCTAGATATGCAGGCTCTAGATTACCTATAGAAGGTGGTGAAGTTAGACTACTAAATGACGATGAAGTGTTAGGAACTATTTCTGACCCCGAATCTGTATTGCATTATATTTAAGGAGGAGTAATGGCAGAAGAAGAAAAAACTGTTGATATAGATACTTCGGGCCCAGGAGCAGAAGTCGAATTACCTGTCGAAGAATCTAAAATCGAACAAGAAAAAGGAACCGATAAAAGTTATGAAAACGAACGTGAAACAAAACTTGAAGACGGTGGTAGCACCGATGATACATCTGCGAAATCTGATGAGCAGCCTGTTGTTGAAGAACAGTCTGAAGAAACTAAAGAACAAAAAGATAAAAGATTTTCTGAAGATGAAATAAAAAAATATGGTTTCAATGTTAAGAGAAGAATAGGAAGAGAAGTAGCTAAAAGAAGAGAAGCTGAAAGACAAAGAGATGAAGTTTCTGAATATACGAAACTAATCATGGCGGAAAGAGACAAGTTAAAATCTAGACTTGAAAAGTTAGATACTAATTATGTTTCTGAAGTTGAAACTAGGATTAAATCTGGAGTTGAAGCTGCTCAAATTAAATTAGCTAAAGCTAGAGAAGAAAACGATATTAAGTCTGAAGTAGAGGCTCAAAAAGAAATATCTAGATTAGGTTTTGAAGAGGCAAGATTAAATGAACTTAAAACTTCTCAAGCTAAAAAAGAACAAATCATGCAACAACCTCAAGAAGAGGCTGTAGCACCACAACAAAGACCACCCATTGATGATAAAACTCAAGAATGGATAGATAATAATAAGTCTTGGTTTGGTAAAGTAAAAGGCATGACAGCAACAGCTTATGATATTCATGACGACCTTATGAGTGAAGGGTATGAAGGCTCATCTGACGATTATTTTAGTGAATTAGATCGTAGATTAAGGGTTGAATTCCCAAATAAATTTGATAAGGTGGATGAACCAACTACAGAAAAAGCAAGACCTGCTCAAACTGTAGCTTCAGCTAAACGTCCAGCTGCAACAGGACGCAACAAAACTGTGTCACTCACACCCACAGAGGTAGCAATTGCTAGAAGAATAGGTGTGTCACTAGAAGATTATGCAAGAGAAAAATACGCGAAGGAGGGCAGAAGCATATGACAAATGAACAAATGAAAACCTCTCGCGCAAGCCAAAGTAGGCAAGCGGAAGAAAAACCAAAAGTTTGGACTCCACCCAATGCTCTGGAAGCACCACCTGCGCCAGACGGCTATAGACAGAGATGGCTAGCCACTGAAATAAGAGGCCAAGACAACTCAAATAATATAGCTAACAAGTTAAGGGCTGGTTGGTCACTGGTTAGAGCGGATGCTTATCCAGGACAACATTATAACAGCCATACTGAAGGAAAATACGCAGGTATGATCGGAAGCGGAGGCCTTGTGCTGGCAAGGATACCAGAAGAGATTGCAAGACAACGTGATGAGTATTATGCACGTATGGCTCGTGAAAAAGACGAAGCAGTAAACAACGATCTTTTGAAGGAACAGCACCCAAGTATGCCTATTAATCAAGATAGGCAAACACGTGTAACCTTCGGTGGTACAAAGAAATAGTTCTTTTAACAATTTCTAAACCAACGAAACAAATATAGGAAAACAAAATGGCAAACGCAAACAGTCAAGGGTTTGGTTTAAAGGCAGCAATGAGAGTAGGTAACACACCTGCTATTCAAGGTCAGTCTAAATACCAAATAGATGCTGGTCATGGTGCTAATATATTTCAAGGTGAACCTGTAAAAGTAAACATCCATGCTGCAACTGGTGGTTATATAACTACAGCTGCTGCTGGAACTGCTATGGTTGGTGTGTTGAATGGTGTAACATACACAGATGCAACATCTAAAAAACCAACTTTTAGTAACTACTTTCCAACAGGAACAACACCTGCGAATAGTGAAGACGTGACAGCATTCGTCAACGATGACCCTTTTCAAGAATACATCGTTGCAACGGACGCTACATTAGGCGGTACAGTTGCTTTAAGACAATCCAAAATTGGACAAACTTATGCAACAACTGCTGCTGCAGGTAGTACATCAACAGGATTATCAAGCGTACGAGTCAGTATTGCAACAGCGGCTACAACTGCTAAGCAATTAAGAATCGTCAGAATCGCTGAAGATCCAGAAAACGAAGATCAAACAGCTGCGAACTGTTCAGTTATTGTAAAATGTAACTTGCATCAGTACCTAGTTGGATCTTTGGCAACAGGTATATAAGGAGAATAAATTATGGCTATATCACGATCACAGCTAGTTAAAGAACTAGAGCCAGGTTTAAATGCTTTATTCGGCCTGGAATACAAAAGATACGAGAACCAACACGCAGAGATTTATGATGTTGAGAATTCAGACAGAGCATTCGAAGAAGAAGTAATGCTTTCTGGATTTGCAAACGCGCAAGTCAAAGCAGAAGGTCAAGGTGTATCATTCGATGATGCTCAAGAGACTTTCACTTCTCGATACAATCACGAAACCATAGCACTTGGATTCGCAATCACTGAAGAAGCGATTGAGGATAACTTGTATGACAGACTTGCGTCTAGATATACAAAGGCTTTAGCAAGATCTATGGCAAACACTAAGCAGGTAAAAGCTGCCGCTGTGTTGAACAACGCATTTAATGCTGCAAACGCAGGTGGAGATGGTAAGGAGTTATGTGCTACTGATCACCCAACTGTTGCAGGTACATTTTCAAATGAGTTGCAAACTTCAGCAGACCTTAACGAAACATCATTAGAGCAAGCAATTATTGACATTGCTCAAATGACAGACGAAAGAGGTCTTAAAATAGCAGCTAGAGGAGTGAAAATGATCATTCCTAGTGAATTACAATTCACAGCGGAAAGATTAATGAAGTCCGCTAACAGAGTTGGAACTGCTGACAATGATATCAACGCAACAGTATCTATGGGAATGATTCCACAAGGATACGTAGTTAATAACTTTTTAACTGACCCAGATGCGTTCTTTATCAAAACAGACGTGCCTAATGGTATGAAAATGTTTGTCAGAGCACCAATCAAAACTGCTATGGAAGGTGATTTCGATACTGGTAATGTTAGATACAAAGCTAGAGAGAGATATTCTTTTGGATTCTCAGACCCTAGAGGTATCTTTGGTTCACCAGGTGCGTAATAATTAACCGAACTAAACAAAAGGGGGCTTTCGAGCCCCCTTTTTTTGTCTCAAAATTATGGAAAAAAGATTCTTTGTTAAAATATTTGCCTACGGATACTTCATGCAATTTGACGTATTTTGTAGAGATTCCGCTGAAAGCATAGAAAATGCTATAATTGACAAAATCCGAAAAAATGATATAAAAATGGAGTATAACGCATTTTATGATGATAAATCATTGCGTGTAACATACGAGGAGATAGAGGATGGCGGAACTTCAAGCAAAGATAAGCGACCTTTACAAGAAGAAGAAATCTCTAGATCAGGAATGGGACGAAGACCATAAAAAAGAAAATAGATATACGTTAAATATGGTCAAAATAGATATAGAGGTTAAAAGTCTTATAACTAGAATTAAAGCTGCTGAAGCAGAGTTAGCAAGAGCATAATTTTAATTCTAAAAACTTAACTTTATTCCCAAGGATTTCTTGCTCTTTTCAAAAAATTTCTATATATTATTCTTACTATACAATTAATTAGAACGTAAACGAGTATAGTCGACGGCCTAGAGATTACGTTCACAATACTAGGAGGATATACAATGGCAAACACTACGTTTAAAGGCCCAGTAACATCAATTAATGGATTTATTGGTGGCCCAAATAAAAATGCAGGTGACACGCAACAAGGTGGAAAAAACACTTATTCAATTGGTGCTAACGCAACTGAAGTAACAGATGGCACAAATACATTAAACGCAGCAGATAACGAAGGCGTTTTAATTTATGTAGACAACGGTGCTGCTGGTGCAAAAGTATATGCTTTTTCAGATGGAACAAACTGGAAAAGATGTGATACGCTTGCTAACATTTCATAATTTTTATAGGAGCCTTTCGAGGCTCCTTAAAATTTAAAGGAGAAAAATATGGCAGGTGGAGGTTCATTTGCAAGTGATCAAAAGTTTACAACTGCAACAGCTGATGGTGTTTTAAAAACTAAATCAGGTGGCGCTGTAGATATCGGCCCATGTAGAGTTACATACATATTAGCAACAGGTTTTACAAACGTAAAACTTTATGATTCAACAGGTGTAGATGCAGCTAAATTAGAATTTAATGCAACATTTGGAAGTGAGGGTTTGGATGTTTTTGTACCAGGTAGTGGTATAAGATTTCAAACAACAATTTATGCAGATGTAACTGGAACAGGATCATTAACAATAGGATATACAGGATAATGAAAAGTGATGTAAAAGCAGTAAGAAAAACATCTACAGGTGCTGTGTTTGGAGGAAGAACAAGACTTAGAGGAATAATATTATCTTCTAGTGGAGGTGCAGGATCAGTAACTTTACAAGACGGTAATTCAGTAACTCAGTTTCAAGCTGATGTTCCAAACGGAGATGTTTTTTCATACAACTTAGCAGAGGATGGAATTGTATTTGAAGGCGGTATGACTATATCTGCTTTGTCTAATGCAATTGTTACTGTTATAATAGATAAGTAGGGGTTTAAATGGCAAACACTACCTCTGGTACAAACATTTTTGAAAAAGGTTTTTCTATTGCAGACATAGTAGAAGAGGCTTATGAAAGAATAGGATTTCAAGGTGTTTCTGGTTATCAATTAAAAAGTGCTAGACGTTCTTTAAATATAATGTTTCAAGAATGGGGCAATAGAGGTTTGCATTATTGGGAAGTAAACAATACATCATTTACTTTAGCAACAAATCAAAAAGAATACGAAATTTTTAGATCTTCTTCTGAAGGTAATTCTAATGGTGTTACTACAACTCTAACAGCAGGAATTGCAAATAATGTTACAACTATACCAGTTGCTTCAGTAACTAATATGCCAACATCTGGTAAAATAAAAATTAATAATGAAATAATTTCAT